GACGCGTGGGGTGACCGTTGGTTAGCGCAATACGCTACATCACTTATTAAGAAGCAATGGGGTACAAATCTTAAAAAGTTCGAAGGCATGACACTTCCCGGTGGTATTAAATTCAATGGTCAAAAGATTTATGACGAAGCAGATGATGAAATTAAAGCCTTAGAAAAAGAAATGATCAGCAGTTATAGTCTGCCAGTAACAGATATGATAGGCTAATGGCTACAAATTTTTATTTTAATAACTTTCAGAATAGTCAAGAACAACTTCTCATTGAAAATCTAATCATTGAGTCTATAAAAATTTATGGACAAGATATGTTCTACGTACCAAGAGTTATTAAAAACAAAGATGACATCTATGGTGCAGATGATATATCAGAATATAATAGAGCATATCCAGTAGAACTTTATATAAAATCTGTTGACGGATTCACCGGTGACGGTAACTTCATGTCTAAGTTTGGCTTAGAAATTAGAGATCAAGTTGTATTCTCTATTGCTCAAAGAGTATTCTATGAAGAAGTTGGTATGGATAGTACACTTGTTAGACCAAATGAAGGTGACTTAATATACTTCCCACTAAATAATAAATTATTCAAGATCATGTTTGTTAATAAGTTTGAAATGTTTTATCAACTTGGTGCTTTACAAACTTGGGAACTTACTTGTGAACTCTTCGATTATTCAAGTGAAAAGTTCAATACCGGTATTGCTGAAATAGATTCAATACAAAAAAATCTTTCTCTAAATGTATTTGATTGGGCGCTATTGAATGAAGATGGAGAAAGAATATTGGATGAGAATTCTGATTACATTGTGCTAGAAAACTTTACTCTAGAAGAGATAGATGATCTTTCTGATAATAGATTTATTCAAAACGAAACTGATGATTTCTTAGATTTTACTGAGAAAGATCCATTCTCTGAAAACGGAACATATTAATGTTTGGGCATACTTTTTACTTCAGTACAATTAGAAAATATGTAACTTTATTTGGAACATTATTCAATGATATTCATATCACTAGAACTGATGCAAATAATACAACAGTGGCACTAATAAAAGTTCCTCTTGCTTATGCTCCAAAAGAAAAAGTACTAGCTAGAATTGATGCTGACCCAAATATAGATAGACAAGCTGCTATTGTCTTACCACGTATGTCATTTGAAATGATAGACATGAAGTATGATACTAGTAGAAAACTAAATACTATAGGAAGATCTGTAGTTAAAGACACTACATCTACTAGTAAACTTAAATATCAATATAATCCAGTACCATACAATATATCTTTTAGATTATACATTTATGTAAAAAATGCTGAAGATGGTACTAAAATTGTAGAGCAGATACTTCCATTCTTTACACCTGACTGGACAACAACAGTTCAATTAATACCAGAAATGGGTATTAATATGGATATTCCTGTAGTTTTAGATAATATTAATATTGAAGATTCTTATGAAGGAGACTTCGAAAGAAGAAGAGCTCTAATATGGACTTTAGATTTTACTCTGAAGGGTTATATCTATGGTCCTATAAAGAAATCAGGTATCATCAAGTTCGCGAATACAAACTTCTATATCCCGCCTGTGTCTGATGGTCAATTGCAAAGCGCAGTGGGTGTTACTGATGTAGCGGAAAGAGTTACTATAAGACCGGGTTTAACGGCAAATGGAACTCCTACATCAAATGTAGCTCAATCAGTGGCTCTTACTGAAATTGAAGCAGATGATGATTTTGGATATTGCATCAGCATAGATACTATTATAACAGAGTGAGTAAAAAATGTCAACAGCTAATAATGATCCAATAGGAAATGCTTTAGGCATAAGTCCTATAACAAGTGTAGTAAAACACTTAGAGAAGACAGCAAACGATGATACTGCTAAAGATGATTTCACAGTAGCACGTGCTAATATACACAATATTATTGAGACTGGTTCAGACGCACTTGATAAGCTCATGCAGCTTGCCGATCAATCGCAATCTGCGCGTGCCTATGAAGTTGTAGCTATCTTAATGAAGAATCTTCTTGATGCAAACAAAGATCTTCTAGGTATACAGAAGACTATTCGTGAGATTCAAGATATTGAAAAACCAACAAATAACACCACGGTAAATCATAATAACTTATTCGTAGGTTCAACGGCAGAACTTCAAAAAGTAATTCAGGACATGAGAAAGAATGACTGAAGAAGTTGTTATTGAGGGTGGTTATAAGGGTAATATAAATCTTAAAAGACGTTCTGTTGAGATACAATGGACTCCAGAACTCGTACAAGAATACGTGAAGTGCGCTAAAGATCCAGTATACTTTATTGAAAAGTATATGAAGATTATCAGTATTAATGAAGGTCTTATAAACTTTAAGCTATACGATTACCAAAAAGAAATGGTAAAATCTATGGCTGAAAATAGATATACTGTCATAGCCACAGCTCGTCAGGCTGGTAAGTCGACTACTACTTGTGGATTTATCCTTTGGTATATTATATTTAATCCTGATAAGACTGTTGCACTTCTTGCTAACAAGGGCGATACTGCTAGAGAAATTCTTGGTCGTATCCAGCTCGCATATCAACACCTTCCAAAGTGGTTACAACAAGGTATCATTGAGTGGAATAAAGGTTCTTTCGTTCTTGAAAATAATTCGAGAGTCATAGCGGCTGCCACATCTTCTGATGCTATTCGTGGTTATTCTATCAACCTTCTATTCATCGACGAAGCAGCGTTCATTGATACATGGGACGAATTCTTTACATCGGTTTATCCTACTATTTCATCTGGTAGTGATTCTAAGATTGTACTTGTTTCAACACCAAATGGATTAAATCATTTTCATAAGATATGGGTTGAAGCTGAACAAGAAAAAAATCAATATAAACCTATTAAAGTCATGTGGTATGATGTTCCGGGCAGAGATGATAAGTGGAGAGAAGACACTATAGCTGCCATGAGTTTCGATACTGAAAAGTTCGAACAGGAATACTGCGTAGAATTTTTAGGTAGCTCTGGTACACTTATCGCCGGTTGGAAATTAAAAGAACTAGTGGCAAAGATTCCTATCTTTGATAAGAATGGTATAAAACAATACGTAGAACCAAAACAAGGACATTCATATGTTATGGTTGTGGACGTTTCACGTGGCAAAGGATTAGATTATTCTGCTTTTCAAGTCATAGATGTATCAAAGATGCCATATGAACAAGTCTGTACTTTTAGAGATAACATGATCACACCTACAGATTATTGTTCTATCATCCATAGGATCAGTAGGTCTTATAATAATGCATCAGTACTTGTAGAAATCAATGATATTGGTGGTCAAGTCTCTGATATGTTATATTATGAATATGATATGGATACATTGTTATCTTCGGAAAATGATGGTAGAGCTGGTAAAAGGATCTCCTCAGGGTTCAGTGGATCCAGCGCTGATAAAGGCATCAGGACAACTAAAACAGTGAAGTCTGTAGGTTGCTCTATCATGAAACTTCTTATAGAACAAAATCAATTGATAATAAATGACCATGAGACTATACATGAATTATCAGTATTTTCTAGAAAAGGAAAGTCATATGAAGCAGAGTCTGGAAATCATGATGACTTGGTCATTGGTTTAGTACTTTTTGCATGGCTGTCAGATCAACATTACTTTAGAGAGATGACTGATATTAATACTTTGACTAAAATTAGAGACAAAGATGATGAACAAATAGCTAGTGAATTGACACCATTTGGTTTCTTTTCTGAAGGAGAAGATGAGCCAGATTTGGATCTTCCAAAAGGCGAAAACTGGATGTGGGCAAATGAGAAAATGACATGAGATGTCTCTTTTTATAAATAAAATAAACATTAATAATAATATTTCCATCTATGGAAGGAGAGAAAAATGCCATTTCAAGTTAGTCCAGGCGTAAACGTTTCTGAAATTGACCTAACAACGGTAGTGCCTGCAGTATCTACAACTGAAGGTGCTATTGCTGGTATCTTCAGATGGGGACCTCTAGATAAGCGCGTCCTAATTGATTCTGAAAATGCATTGGTTCAGCGTTTCGGTACACCACATAAAAATTTCGCAGAAGAAACATTCTTCACTGCAGCAAGTTTCTTGTCTTATGGTAATAAGCTTTATGTTGTTCGTGTTGCAAATACAACAACTGATACAGTAAACGTTGGAACACTTTCAGCATTTGCTAACGTTGGAGCTGTTTCCAATCTTGTAGCTCAAATCGTTAAGAACGAAGAACACTACGAAGACATGGATGGCAACTTTGATGCAGATGTTCTATATGTAGCAAGATATCCTGGTACAATTGGTAACTCACTAAGAATTTCTGTTTGTGACTCAGCCAATGCTTATCAGTCAAATCTTCTATTAGCTAATGCTACTAATGATCATACTGGAGAATTTGTAGCAAACTCTACTGCTTTAACAGTAACAGTAACAGGTAACTCTGCTACATTCAATACTAATACAGGTATTGATGCTAACGGCTTTATCTCTATTGCAAGTAACTTTATTGCTAACGGCACTACAGTTAAGTATCTAACTGCTGCTGGTAACACTGCTCCTACTGGTTTAACAAATAACACAATTTACACTGTTATTTTCTCAAACTCAACTGGTATTCAAGTTTCTTCAAACAGCTCTGTTGCTGGTCTAATTACTCCAACACCAAAGTCTGTTTCAGAATCTCATACACTTGTTGCATGGAGTTTAGCTCAGACTGCAGTAATTGCAGCTCAAACTTCAATTAGTACTGGTGACCTTATTAAGGTTGGCAACGGTTCTATTGGTGAACAGTATCTTAAGATCACCAACGTAAGTTCAATATCAACTACAAATACAACTCTTTCATTTACACTAACTTCATCTGATATATATAGACTGCGTGAAGCTTATACAACAAATACTATCAATCGTTATTGGGAGTTTTACAATACCGTTGATTCTGCTCCAGGGCAGTCAGAATATGTTGCTGAATTTGGTAACACATCTGCAAATGATCTTATGCACGTAATAGTTGTTGATGAAAACGGAAGATTTACAGGTGTTGGTGGAACAATTCTGGAAGCATATAGAAATCTTTCAAGAGCAGATGACGCTAAAACTGCCGATGGTGGAGCTCTTTACTACAAAACAGTAATCAATGAGCAATCAAAGTATATTTGGTTTGCAAACGATAGAACCGGCGCAGTTCATAACAACGCAGTGAATATTGTTAGCTCAACAAATGAAGCACCATTAAACATTCAATTTAATTCTGGACAGGACGGTTATGGCGAGCTAAATGCACCTCTCTCTGTTATAGCCGCAGGTTATGATAAGTTTGTTTCAGCAGAAGATGTTGATGTTTCTCTTATCCTTCAGGGTAAAGGAAAGTCAAATGCTGATTTAGCAAATTACATCATTGATAACGTTTGCGAAGTAAGAAAAGATTGCGTAGCATTTATTTCACCTTTAAAGAACGATGTTGTCAATAATTCTGGCGATGAAATGAATGCAATCTTAAATTTCAAAAACAGTGTAAGAAGTTCATCTTATGCGGTTGTTGACTCTGGATATAAGTACATGTACGACAAGTACAACGACGTATATCGTTGGGTTCCATTGAATGGTGACATTGCCGGTCTCTGCGTACGCACAGATAGTACAAATGATCCTTGGTGGTCACCTGCAGGCTTTAATCGTGGTAATATTAAGAATGTTATTAAGCTTGCTTATAACCCTAAGAAAGCAGAAAGAGATCAGCTATATAAAGCAGGTGTAAACCCTGTAGTTGCTTTCCCTGGTCAAGGAATTGTACTATTCGGTGATAAGACTGCTCTTAATAAGCCATCTGCATTCGATCGAATTAACGTTCGTAGATTGTTTATCGTTCTTGAGAAAGCTATTGCTACTGCTGCTAAGTTTACACTCTTCGAATTCAACGATGAATTTACAAGAGCTCAGTTTAGAAACTTAGTAATACCTTATCTTAGAGATATTAAGGGTCGTAGAGGTATCACAGACTTCTTAGTTGTTTGTGACGGAACAAATAACACACCTGAAGTAATTGATCGTAACGAGTTTATTGGTGATATCTACATCAAGCCAGCTCGCTCAATCAACTTCATTCAGTTGAACTTCGTTGCTGTTAGATCTGGTGTCGCCTTCTCTGAAGTTGTTGGCAAGTTCTAATAAATAGAAATAAAAAAGGAGTCTAACGAATGGCTTTTAATATAGATAAATTTAGAGCACAAGGTCTAATCTTTGGTGGCGCAAGACCAACATTGTTTAGAGTAAAGATGGAGTTTCCCGGAGTTGCTCCGGGAGACAGAGAAAGAGCAAGTTATCTTATAAGATCAACATCTCTTCCTGCTTCTACTGTATCTGCAGTTCCTGTACCATACTTTGGTAGAACTATTAAAGTTCCTGGTGACAGAACATTTGAAGATTGGTCAATTACAGTAATGAATGATGAAGATTTTGGTCTTAGAGATAGTTTTGAATCATGGCTAAATGCTATAAATGCACACGCTTCAAATAGATCAGTAGGCGATGGTTCACCTGACTTATTCAAAGTTGATCTTACAGTAGAGCAATTTGGTAAGTCTGGTCCAGGAGATGATTCTGGAGTGATCAGAGCTTATAAGTTGAATGGTGCTTTCCCAACATCTGTTGGTGCTATATCTCTTGATTGGGACTCAACTAATACTATTGAGTCGTTTGATGTTACATTCTCATATGATTACTGGGAACCAGTAGCTACAGAGAATGGATCAATTTATAACGTTGAATTAAATCCGGTTTAATTTAATAAATTATATTATGTAACTTTAATAAAAAAGTAGGTATTGATGGCACAACTATTTGGATTTGAATTCAAAAGATTAGAAAAAGAAGAACAGCTCCCGTCGTTTGTTCCACAGGAAAACGATGATGGAGCTGTTGTTGTCTCCGCGGGCGGATCTTATGGTACATATGTAGATTTAGATGGTACAGTAAGAACCGAAGCAGAATTAGTCTCTAAGTATAGAGAAATGGCTATACAACCAGAGATAGATGCCGCAGTAGATGAAATCATCAATGCATCAATATGTGTTGATGAAAATGAAATAGTTAAGATAGATTTAGATAATACTAATCTAGATTATAAAATAAAAAAAGCTATTGATTATGAATTCAAAAATGTATTAAATTTGGTTGATTTCAATAATACAGCTTATGATACGTATAAAAGATGGTATATTGACGGAAGATTATATTATCATGTTGTTATTGATGACAAAGATACTAAATCTGGAATAAGAGAAATAAGATATATTGATCCTCGTAAAATTAGAAAAGTAAAAGAAGTTTCTAAAAAAAGATCTAAGACTAGCGAAGTTACTTTAACTAAGACAGAAGCAGAATATTACATTTATAATGATAGAGGATTTAATGTTGGTAATAAAAATATAGGACCAACAACACATTCATCTGGTTTAAAAATTGCAAAAGATTCTATAATTCATGTCACTTCAGGTTTGACCGATAGTTATGGTACTATGGTCTTATCGCATCTTCATAAAGGTATTAAACCTTTAAATCAGCTTCGTACACTTGAAGATGCTACTGTAATCTACCGCATATCACGTGCTCCAGAACGTCGTCTATGGTACATCGACGTTGGTAATTTGCCTAAGATGAAGGCAGAACAGTACGTAAGAGAAATTATGGTTAAACATAAGAATCGTCTTGTTTATGACGCTGCTTCTGGCGAGATCAGAGACGATCGTAAATTCATGACGATGTTGGAAGATTATTGGCTTCCACGTCGTGAAGGCGGAAGAGGTACGGAGGTTACTACCCTTCCTGCCGGTCAAAATTTAGGAGAGATGGAAGATGTACTTTACTTCCAAAAGAAACTTTATAGATCTCTCAACGTTCCAGTAAGCAGATTAGAACAAGAAAATACTGGATTTAATCTTGGTAGATCTTCTGAAATTACAAGAGAAGAAGTAAAATTTGCTAAGTTTATTTCTAGACTTAGAAGAAAGTTCTCTACACTCTTCTTAAGTTTATTAGAAAAACAACTCGTTCTCAAAGGCATTATGACAATTGAAGAGTGGAAAGCATATTCGAAAGTTATAACTTTTGATTTTGCTAATGATGGTTTCTTTAAAGAACTTAAAGATAATGAAATAGCAGTAGCAAGAATTGATACTTACAATGCTATAGCTCCTCTTATTGGAAAATATTATTCTCATAGTTGGGTAAGAAAGAATATCTTACAACAAACTAAAGAAGATATTGATATGATGAATCAAGAAATAGTAGCAGAACAATCAGATCCAATATTAAATCCACCCATGATGGATGATGGATCTGGTAATCTTGTTCCTAATCCAAACTCAACACAAAATGTTCAAACCGCTAGCAATGCCGGCGGTGATTCAAGCAAGCTGACACAAGCTACAAATACCTATCAGCGTTTGATAAATAAAGATAATAAATCATTAGAAGATCAAGCTAAACTTAAATCTGCTTCTCAAATTATAGCTAAAAGTGGTGATCCACGAGCAAAGCAAATATTACAGAAGTATAATACTGGAGTTAAATTATGACAGAAAATGATGAAATTTTAAAGAATATGATTAATCATGCAGTGCTTGAAAAGCCTATTGACTTTCAAAGTGCATTTAATTCCGCCATTTCTGATAGAATAAATGATTCTATAAATAATAAAAAAATAGAAATAGCTCAGAGTCTTTTCAGAGCTGAAGAACCGGAATCCGAAGAAGAATATTCTGAAGTCGAAGATTCTGAAGAGACTCAAGAAGATACAGAGGAAACACAGGATCATGGCGAAGAATCTTAGAGATATAGTAAGTAAAAATGCTGGTAGAAATGTTCCTAAGGGCGAAGATGATTTTCTTGCCACACACACCTATGATGATCAAGGTGATGTAAATAAAAATAAGAATGTTTTTAAAGCAGATAATGTTAAACCAGAAGCTAAATCACAAAAATCTGATCCTGGTAAAAGACATGGTTATCGTAGTATAGAAGCCGCGGCTGCAGCATATGAAGAAACAGATCTAGAAGAAAAAGCAAACGGCACAAAAAAGAAGAGTCGTTTGGGTTCTGAAGATGACAGAAATGTAGATGCAAAAGATTATGGTTATTCAAGTGGTGCTACTCCTGCTGTCAGTGAAGCAAAATGCAATATGACTGCAGAAAATGTTAATTGCCCAGTTCATGGACTAAAAGAATGCTGGAAAGAAGACACATTCTATCACGGTAAAGAACTTGGTGAAAGAGAAATGTCTGATGTCGAAATGAAGAAGCGCGAAGATATTGTCAAAGGAATGAAGAAAAATATTGCAGGATTTAAGCAGAGATATGGTGAAAAAGCAAAATCAGTAATGTATGCCACTGCGACTAAAAAGGCTATGTCATGATTCTTGTAAAAGCTCTTTCAAATACAGTTAGTATTGGTTCAGCTAATACAGTTTCTGATGCTAAATTAGTTATGATTAGTAATCCAGGTGCTCATGGTAACGTTGCTATTCAGTATGCAAATGGTACACAATATGCAAGCGTTCCTGTTGGTAACACATTTCCGGTAATCATAGAAAAATCTACTACAGATCTATTAGTTGGCACTAATATGTTTGCAGTTGAAGTAGCTTATAGGAACTAAAATGAAACTCATAGCAGAACAAATAGTAGATGTAGAATATATTTCTGAAGCCAAAGAAAATGGCGAAAAAGAACATTTTGTTAAAGGTATATTCTTACAAGCTGAACAGAAAAATCGTAATGGTAGAATTTATAGAAAACCAATTCTAGAAAAAGAGTTGGAAAGATATATTAGAGAAAATGTAAACAACAATAGAGCATATGGTGAACTTGGTCACCCGCAAGGCCCATCAATTAATCTTGATAGAGTTTCGCATATGATCACAGAATTAAAGTGGTCAGGCAATGATGTATATGGTAAAGCTAAGATTACAGAAACACCAATGGGTAATATTGTTAAAGGACTTTTAAAGTCAGGCGCAAATTTAGGTGTTTCATCAAGAGGTATGGGATCTCTAGTAGAAAAGAATGGTGTGATGGAAGTACAAGATGATTTCCATCTTGCAACAGCTGCAGATATAGTTGCAGATCCTTCTGCTCCAAATGCGTTTGTTCATGGAATCATGGAAAACGTAGACTGGGTTTATGATGAAAGAAATGGCATTTGGGTTCAAGAAGCAGCAGAAAAGATTAAGACATCATTAAAGAAGATGACTATGGATGAAATAGAAGCAAACAAGTTTGCTGTATTCGAAAGCTTCATTAACAGCATTTCCAGAAAACCTATCTAAACGAGATAATTATATAAATAATTATTAAAAATACTAAGGAGATCCTTAAAATGAATAAAGAACTAGAAAATAAAGAAATTGAAGTAGCAGAAAGCGTTGAAGCAATTGATGAAGCTTCAACTGCTGCTGATACTTTAAAGCCTAATTCACAACCAGCTTCAGATCCAAAATCACGTGTTGAAATCATGAAGTCAATGATTGGTGCAATGGCAGAAATGCCAAAGCGTGATCTTGTAAAGTGGTTTGATCAGACACAAGCACAGTTTGGTCCAGGCAAAGATTATGGTGTTGGTGATAACTCTGCAAAAAATAAAGCTTCAGTAGCAATGAAGTCATCAATCAAAGAAGATTTTGAAGTAATGTTTGAAGGTCAAGATCTTTCAGAAGAATTTAAAGAAAAGGCAACAACTCTTTTCGAAGCCGCTATTTCTTCAGCTATCTCTGTAGAGACTGCAAGATTAGAAGAAGAAATGGAAGAAAGACTTATTGAAAAAGCTTCTGAAATTGAAGAGGTAATGGCCGGTAAGTTAGACTCATATCTCGACTATGTTGTAGAATCATGGATGAAAGAAAACGAAGTAGCCATTGAATCTGCACTACGTAACGAGATCATGGAAGAATTCATTAATAGCCTTAAGAATGTATTCGAAGAACACTATCTTGAAGTACCAGCTGAAAAGACAGATGTTCTAGAATCACTAGTAGCAAAGGTTGAAGAACTAGAAGCAAAGCTAGATGAGGTTATTACTGAAAATAGTGAACTTAAGTCTAATGTTGTAGGACACGAAATGAATGATGTTTTTGAATCATTCTGTTCAGATCTTACTCTTACACAGGTAGAAAAGTTCCGCGCGCTTTCAGAAGGCATCGACTTTGATGGTGACCTTGACACGTACTCAAAGAAACTCTCTGTAATTAAGGAAAGCTTCTTTAAGACATCTGAAAAGGCGCCCACACAAACTGTAGTAACTGAAGAGTTCGAAGAACAGGAAGCTTCTACAGATGTGGTCTATACTGATCCACGTGTCAAGTCATACGTGCAGGCAATCTCAAGAACGATTAAAAGATAAAATAGTATAAATAATTTAGAACCTTCGCTAAAGGGAGAAAAATAAATGTTAGTAGAAGAAATTCAAAAGAAATGGGCGCCAATCCTAGAGCATTCAGACCTTAATCCAATTAAGGATGCTCATAAGCGTCAGGTAACTGCTCAGCTTCTTGAAAATACAGAAAGAGCTCTTCGTGAGTCAGGTGCTCACAGCCAGTTCCTTCTTTCAGAAGCATCACCAATTCCAGCAAACTTCATGGGCGCATCAAGCTCAGACGCTTCAACAGGCGCAATCGATACTTTCGATCCAGTATTGATTTCTCTTGTACGTCGTGCAATGCCTAACCTCATTGCTTATGACATTGCTGGTGTTCAGACAATGACAGGTCCAACAGGACTTATCTTCGCAATGCGTTCACGTTACGCATCACAGTCTGGTACAGAAACATTCTATAACGAAGTTAACACAGCATTCTCTTCTGTAACATCAGGTGCTAACACACTTGGTCAGAAGCATGTTGGTCAGCTTCCAGCTGTTTCTAACAACGCTGCTAACGGTGCTTATAACTTCGGTTCAGGCATGTCAACAGCTCAGGCAGA